CAGCCATGAGGCGGCCATTATCAAGAGTGATGTTCATACTCTCCAACACACAACCATAAGCAAATGAGCGGAAGTTGACACCATCGATGCGGAAGCTCAAAGAGTGCTCTCTATCACCTGTGGCGGTACGCCCTGGGATATACCAAGTTTGAAGCCCTCTGACTGAGGTGTACCCACTCGCTGAGAAAGCTGGTGAGATGGTGACATCTGATGAAGCGTCTGCATCATCAGTAATCGCTGAATACTCAGCGCGACCATTGAGCGAGGTGCTGATAAGAGTACCCACATCAGCAGAGGTTGGCGCTGATGAAGGGGTGTATGTGTTCGCGTCTACCGCTGTGACTGTATCAGACAATACACTAGGTAACTGAGTCTTAAGGCCAGCGCCGAGGAGATAGCCCAGATAGTTAGCGGCGTATGTATCAGCAGACGTGCCAACGGTGGTGAGGTCAACTCGACAAACCACTTGGCCTGTACGCCTACGAACACGAGAGCCACCTGACCAAACTGTATCTGGCTCAGCTGGCAAGACATAGTTGCCATCACGAGCGTCAAGACGCTCACTGACCACGGGCTCACCAGGGATGATGATTGGGTCACGCTCGCAAGGGATTGAGACATAGGTGAGACCTGAGTTGTCAGGTAGACCAGTAGAAGCGCTGAGTGAGCCAAATGAGCTCTCAACAGCGACTGATAATGAGCGATGAGTTACCGCCATGATTAAGCCTCCAAGTAGAGAAGAGTGAAGGGAATGGTCAGAATATAAATACCCTGCTCACCGATGTTGAGAGGTTCAAAGGTTGGTGGTTCTGGAATCACTGAGACTATACCCGTGGTGGCTAGTGAATAATCAGGGCCTTTAAGGGTCACCATTAAATACTCAGCATCCTCAGCCATGAGCCTAAATAGATAGGTCATATCTTGAGGGATATCATAACGAACTCTGAGGTTGATGGTCGCTCGGCGTCTACCGCTCAAACCAGCTGCACCATCATCACTAGGCATCTCAGCCAGATCCAGAACGAAGTAGCGCTGAGAGTTGTAGCGCTCCTCAAGAGGTGTGGTGAGACCGTTGGCGCGTGAATGAGCAACAAAGCCATGATGTAGATCAGTCTTTGGCGTCGTGGCCTCTAGCTGATCCTCAAGATATGCGAGTGCAGAGAAGATACCTTGGCTCATTTGATCTTACTCCTTATCTCAATCTCTACCGCCTTCACGAGTATCTCAACATCATCATCACTGAGCCCTAAAAACTCTCTATCAGCGTTCACGAGATATCCATATTGAGCGTGTTTCGTAAGACCTATCACGAACTGATTAGAGGTAGCCTCTTTAACTACCAAGTTATTCATCATGTTACCTGACAAGACTAGATCAACCTCAGCGCTATCATCATCTCCGCCACGTCTTCTGCTCTCGTGTTTATATTGACGATATCCACCTTTATAAAAGACGCTCTCACCTGTCCTAGAAGGCTCACCACCTTTGGGCGCTAGTCGAGCGCCACGCTTGGAGACATAGATAGCCTTTTTGGAGTACCCCTTGAATGATGAACCATCTGCATCTAGCCCTTTTGAAGTTCTAAGCTTGATCGCCGCTAGTGTGTTGGCGGCTAAACCTGCCATATCTTTAGCGGTCCATAGAACCTTGGGTAGATTGAGAGTGACCTTAGTAGCCATCAGTGCTTCATCCCTCTAACCGGAGTGAAGAAAGCATCAGCCTCGCTCTTATTGTATGAGCGCCATGAAGCCCTAAAGTCTCGATCACTACCGCCCACTCTCCTGAGGTTCTCTTCACCCTCATCAACTACACCATCACCATCTAAGTCTAGGGTGATCGACCTCAACGCTATATCGAGGAGCTCCTTGCATCTAGCTCGCATCTGGTCAGCGGCGTCGAACTGCATATTCATCTCATAGACGCTAGCGGCGGCGCAGTATGCATGAGCGCGCTTGAAGCTCTGCTGATTGAATACCTCATCCTCAGTCACACCATCAGCTATCACATGATCTCTGATGACTAAGATAATCTCATCTAGCGCCGCTTCAATCTGAGGTGTAAAGTCACTCTGTCGACGTGGAACCATATCAGCGAGGTTAGCGAACTGAGCCACCAACTCATCATGATCTAGGCCAGTGTCAAACGGTCGAGGGGTAACCTTTAATAGACCAGTCTCTACATGATTCCCGCCAACAAGGTCAGCATATTTGATGGTGTATGGATAGACCCCACTAGTGCCTAGCTTAGACGCTAGTATATCCACATAACTCATCGCAAAGTTAAGCGTGGCCGCTGTGGTCAAGTCGAGCTCTCGTGGTAATGGCTCGGCCAATACTGCTGTCGTACCACCTAAACGAGTCACCTTAACAGCGTAATAGGTGTCACGAGTGGTCTTAAGAAAGGCTCTCACTTCATCACGCTCAAGAGTCACACTCACCGCAGAGCTCAGAGTGAGGGTGCGCCGATCATTGGCCACACTCGTAACGGTCGCATCAGTCCTTGATTGGGTGAAGAGCTCATCAGTTAGTGGAGCGCCAAAGCCAACTGTGAGAGTAGGTGTTCCGCTGTACGGCTGAGGGGGTTGCCACACGAAGTGATAGACCTGGCCTTTGACTGCTTTTCTCATGACTTCGCTCCTGCATTGGCTTTGCTGATATTCTTAGAGGTTGCTCTAGTGAGGTCAGCCGCCTCAATGAATCCCTCGGTAACAGGGCTCCAAGAGTGCCGACAGTTGTACCCACCGCAGGCGATCTTAACAGGCTTACCTTGATTATTATTAAGCTGACTCATCTGCTTCTCATCGACCACGAGATTGATGAGCGCTCGACAGAAGGGGCGAGTGATGCCATCTCTTGGCCCTGTATAGAGATAATGATCAAGGCCAGCGTCAGCAGCTGCTACTGCTGTGACTGACCGCCCATACTCTGAGATCTGCGTCTTGATCTCTGTGAGCTGTCGGCCCTCTGCTCTCTCTAGTTGAGTCTCTAAGTCACTCTTAATGATCTCAACAGGTATGGCCAAAGTCATAGACCTGAGAGCGCCCTTAACTGCTCTGGTCATGTCAGGCATCAGCACATCTTCAAACACCGCTGATGAGGCTTGGGCTTGGATCAGGTCAAGTTGAGGCATAGCCTGAGGAGATAGGTCAGTACCAATCACCTCAAGCGATCTCTCAACGCTTGCTCTGATTTTATCAGTGGACTCAATAAAGTCATCGACCGCAAGGCCGAGGCCACCCCTCAAGATGAGGTCCATGATTTGCTCATCAGTGAAGCTCATCATAAGGGCTGGATCATTGCTAGTGGCCACCATGGTCATGAGGTCCACTAGACTTTTGCGCGTTCTCTTCAGTGCGAGGATAAAGCCGCGCTCGGCCTCAACCTCTGTTCTGAGCTGATCGCGTCTAGCTCTGATGAGACTAGCCACCGGACCACGCTCGCCTTTAACCTGTCGTGTCAGGTCATCAATGGCGAGCTTATCCGCATCTTCTGAGAGATGTATATGGCTAGTCTCAAGCATCTCAAACTCAGGTCAAGCAGTCATTAAGGACGTAACCAAGAGAAGCATCGATGAGCTTGAAGTTGTGGACCTCCTCAGCGTAGACATAGCGTCGAGTGCGGTCTAGTGAGTCATACTGACCAGCGATCATTCCACCATATTCAAGGTTAAGAGCTGCTGTAGGCATACCCTTAACATTACCGCTCTTCTGAACGATTGCGTCAGAGCCCTTGAGAATACCCATGAAGATTGTCTCACCGTCCCAAATATAAGACTCTGAAGATGTTGCACCTGGAACCGCAGTATCTTGAAGCGCTTGACCTACCAAGATGTTAGGGATGCCGAGCACATCACGAAGCACAGAGATGACAGCCTCATCAGCGAGGATTCGATTACCCGCCGCGATACCGCTGTCACTATCTCCAACATAACCACGAACTTCAGGATTACGAGCCAAGACACGGAACACATTGCGACCCAGAACCATTGTGTCAGGGTTGATCCCATGAGCATTTGCAAAGACTGTATCTTTCAGCTCATGGAGAGTCGTGAGGGGCTCAGCGCCTGTGGCGTCGAACTTGGTAGCCGGTGCTGAGGTGTACCCTGCAAACTCACTAGTTGAGAAGAGGAGATCAGCGGCGCGCTTCTCTTTTGCGAGCTTCATCACGCGCGCTACCTTCTTGGCGATGCGCGCTTCTTCGCTCCCTGGGTACTGAGAGTCGAAGATGTCCTCCATGGCGATACTGTCAGCAGCTGCGTAGATCTTCGCCATGAATGTTTGTGAAGATCGATCAAACCCGCCAATGGTAGCGCGTGAAGATCCAGGAGCGCGCTCGAGGTCGAGGCCAGCGCCAGCGCCCATGAAGTTACGTGTCTCCTCGAGGAGAATAGTACCTGAGCGCTCAGGGACTTTGATTGTCTCAAAGATCTGGTCAGCGATGAGTTGATTGTCAGATGGGACCGCCTCAACGACGAGGTTAGTTAAGATCTGGTCTACTGGATGAAGATTACTATATGAACTAGCCATGAGTTACTCCTTATGCCTCGTAGTTGCTCGGACCTGTGAAGACGACCTTGATTTGGTCACCATCAGCAGGGGAGTGATGATTGATGTTTGGAAGAATGCGAGCAACTGAGAAGTTTCCTGATCCCTTAACGAGAGGAATAAGGTTTCCGTTAGCCTCTGCCATGAGAAGAGAGGTAGTCTCAGGAGCAATAGCAGCGCCAGCGATAGCGCGTGAGATGCCACCTACAATCACGTCAACGGCGTCACCTGCTGAGCAAGCGCGCTGAGCGATGCCGACACAAGCTTCATCAGTTGAAGCGTCAGTGATTACGATCTTGCCAGCGCTATCAACAGAGACAGCGGCAAACTCAGTGATGGCCTCAGCCGCGATGAAAGAAATCATGTTATCAGTATTAGCCATGATTAAACTCCTAATGCCTTAGAATAGTAGTCAGGATTCTCGGCGCGGAAAAGGTCGAGCGCCTCAGAGTAGGTAACTTGTTTCTCTTGCTTGAGCTTTAAAACTTGCTCGTTGAGAGTCTGGCGTGAGATCTCCTCACCGCTTGCGCCGTGGCCGATCTCAGCGAGTGGCACAGCTGAAGAGCTAGCGCGCTCAGAGAACATTTGCCAGAACTCAGGC